CCCCCCCCCCCTGGCGCGACCGCCAACCTCGCTATCATCCGCACAGCAGTCGGTGTCACTGGCTAAAACCCCCGGCAACACGAAGCGCCCCGCGCCCTCACATCGAGGTGCGCGGGGCGCTATTCGTCGTTTCAGCCGACCTTCGTCCAAGTGCCACAGCGTTCACTATCGAACGCCACATCACTCGGTGCGATCGTGATCACGGTCTGCCCGGATGGGTTCCCGTTCGTGATGATGTCACCCAGCGTCCCACCCGTGCCACGAAGGCGCGCGTAGTAGCAGCCGTCACCCTGACTCGAACGGTACGTCCCGGGCTGGATGTCCCGGTTCACTAGGAACACCCCATCCGCGAAGTCCGTCTTGTGCTTGTCGGCCTCAGCGGCAACCTGCTGATCGAGGGTTGCCTTCTGCGCGGCAAGATCGGTCGCTTCCTTATCAAGAGCCGCCTGGTTGCTCTCGTACTTGTCGACCTTGCTCGACAGGCTCCCGATGGTCGACTTCGCGGTTTCGAGCTGTGAGTTCAGGTTGGCGACCTTCGCGGACTTATCATTCGCCGCCGCACCGACACCACCACCAACCGCGAGACCCACAACCAGAGCGATGGCAGGGATCAACCACTTCGATTTGGGCTTACGCACCTTTGGCTCAAACGGAGCGTAGACCGGTGCGGGTGTTTCTGAGACAGTCTCGGACATGATCCGAACTGTAGACCTTCACTAATTCGCCGTCTAGTGTCAGTGGCACCCCCGATCCTGGTGTCATGCCACTCACCGACATTGACATCCGCATCCTCGAACATGCCGAGAGACTTGAGTTGGGGCAGATCAAGCATCAAGACACAACCCGGGTCGTCCTCGGTTTGTCGCCCGCACGGTACACGCAGAAGCTCATGCACCTCGTCCACTCGCCCGAAGTGATCTCAGACCCACGGTGGACGATGATGGCACACCGCATCCAGAGGGTCATGTCGGAAGCCACCGCTGCTCGAGCATCGCGATCGTTCCGACGTGCGGGCTGATCGTTTCCGCTGGGTAAAAGCTGGCTGGGTCAGTTTCGGGTCATGACCAGATGATGACCAGGCAAGTAAAAAGCCCGGAGACTGGCGAGAGTTCCCGGGCTTTTCGTACACCCCCCGGGACTTGAACCCGGAACCCACTGAGTAACGTCGCATTCAACCCTGTGTATCCCGCGACTTCCCGAAAGGTGCCCTCAACTGGCCTTTTCGCTACCTTCGGGTACCCCATCCGTCCCGACATTGCCCGCGTTATCCCGCTGTTTCCGCTGGGTAAGCGCTGGGTGAGCGATCGTTTCGAGGACTTCACGCATATCCGGCCCCTCATGGGTCTTCGGAATGTAGTGCTGCTTCGTCGTCCCACTGTCCGCATGACCCAGTTGAGCAGCAGCGATCTCCGCATCCACGGCCAGCGTGGCGACCGACTTCCGGAACGTGTGAGGCGTCACCCAGTCGTACCCATTCTGTCGACGGAAGTCACGCCACTGCCTCCGCAGGTTCGACGGATCCCGCACAGTCCCCCGGTCGGAGGCGAACACGATCTCGAAAGCGTTCGGGATCTGCGTCTCACGTCGACGCTGCAGGGACGCCACAACCCACGCCGGGAGGAACAGTCGCCGGCGGGCAGACTTCGTCTTCGGTGCATCCTGGATGCCACCATTCACCACCGTCGCGCGGATGATGACAGATGCCTTCTCCGACTCGAGATCCAGGTCGAACCAGCGCACCGCCAACACCTCCCCGATGCGCGCCCCGGTAGCGAGCATGAAATCGATCGGCTCGACCAGATCACGCTGCACCGCTAGTGGGTCCGCGTACAGCTTCGAGCGCAGGTCCCAGAGTTGCTGGATGTCGAGGACGCGGACTTCCTTCTTGGGTCCTTGCTTGATGGCTGCGACGTCGCGCAGCGGGTTCCGGTCGATGGCATCATGACGCGCAGCAAGGGCCATGATGCCGGACAGGACCGACTTAGTGGTCTTCGCTGACCCGGGTCCGCGCGTCTCGGTGACCAGGGTAAGGAAGCGCTCGAGCCGGCCGATGGTGATCTCCCTGACCCGCACTCCCCCAAGCCCCGGACCGATCACATCGACAAGAGCGTGGGCGTAGATCTTCTCAGTGTTCGTCGCCCGCCTGCCGTGGATCTCGTCAGTGAACCACTTCTCCCCCAGCTTCGCGATCGTCGTGTTCGGGCTGATGTCATCACCAGTCAGCGTCAACCGATCGATGAGCGCCGCTTTCAACGCATCCTCGGCCTTCTGACCCGACCCGGCTGTCCGCTCAAGCTGACGGGTCACCCCGTCGTGATCCCGGTATCGGGCATACGCGACCCATCCGTCACCGCGCTTGACGCGGTTGATCTTCCCCCACGTCCCAATGAGCAGCGGCGGGCGGGGCATCAGACTCTCCGACGCAGCGACAGGGACGGCAGCCACTCTCGCTGGTACACGCGCACCATGTGACGTGTGATACCGAGCTCGTCAGCGATGAACTGCGGGTCCGAGTCGATGGCCTCAGCGATGACGTAGTCGGTCAGGTCGATGAGGAGGCGTGCAGCATGGCGGTTCGCCCGCCGCTCGTTTGGTCCCGTTGAGCACTCGTCGCGCTCACGAAGGTGGCCGAGCTCATGTGCAAGGACCTCCTTCTTCTCGGCCATCGTCAACCCGATGTGCACGAGGATTCGGTCCGAGCGGTAGTCGTAGTGCCCTCGAAGCGGCGGCTCGAGGTGCGCCAGGTGGACGGAAGCTCCCAACGCCACAGCCTCACGCACCAGGTCGAGCATCGTCGTCATCTTCTGGTTCCTCCTGCGTTGCCTGATCAAGATCCGGGGTTAGGGGTCCTTCGTTCGCTGCTAGTCCTTGATCTTCCTTGCGGGACTCCTCGGCGCTGAGGATGCTGCTGAACACATCGGTCCCTGAAGTGTCCTCACCAGGTACGACATCCTGCGGAACGAGCGACTCTCGGTACTCGCGCGAATAGCGAGCCTCTGACTCTCGCCTCAAGAGTTCGAGGAGTAACTGTCGGTCGTCGAATTGGGCCAGTCGTCCCCGAACCACGTTCATCTCAGCGGTTTCCGCTGCGTATCGATCCGCAGCACGCTGAGGGTTGGCTACTTCGTAGCCGGAGACGTCCAGAGCTTCTTTCGGAGAAGCACCAAGGGTGTTCGCGGTGATCAGGGCGTAACGGTGACTGGGACGCTCCTTACCGCTCAGCCATTTGCTGGCCCTGTCCGGCTTGATCGATCCGCCCGACGCGCGCACGAGGTCCGCAGCTCGCCAGTCGCGCTGGTTCAGTTGCGCTTGCAACCAGGTTCCCCACGCTGCGGCACGGTCTTCGATCGTCATGACTCAAGTATTTCGCCTACGCAAGATTGTGCGCAACACCCCCAAAAGAGTTGCGCGCACGCACGTCCTGTTCTATGGTGAACGCAACACCGAAGTTGCGAGCACCAGAAAGGACGCAGATGCTCCAGATCAGACCCGAGACGATGGTCAGCATCGCCCTGGCACGCGGATGGGTTCACACCCGCGGCAAGTTGCGTGGCTCCATCAACGCAGCCGCGATGGCCGAAGGGCTGGGCGTGGCGTCGACAACGATCACACGCGCCTATGAGGGCAACCAGCAGGCCGGCCCTCTGCTGGTCGAGAAGCTGCACTCGGTCTCGGGTGTCTCGTTCGACGATCTCCTCGAGATCGTTGCTGATGTCGACGGGGTGGCCGCCTGATGATTGCCCTCCTGACTCCAGCGCAGGTCGCTGTGCAACTCGGCATCTCTGAGAAGACTCTCGCGAACTGGCGCTCCCTCGGCCACGGCCCCGACTCCATGAAGCTCGGCGGTCGTGTCCGCTACGAGGAAGCCGCCGTCGACGCCTTCATCGAAGCGATGAAGGTCGAGGCCGCGTCATGACCATTGACGATCTGATCGCTCTCGGTACGGGAGCCCTTCGTGACGAGTCAAGCGCAGCGTTGATCCCGATCGAGCTAGCCCCCGAGCTTGCGCGGCGGTGGCTGTTCGATGCTGCCAGGGACAGAGAACGAGCCGTGGTGCGTGCAGCCGAAGCCGTCGCCTACTTGTCCCGTTACAAGGAGGATCGCGAGCGCGAGCAAGCGGAAGGGCAGGCCGAGAAAGCCTTCTATGACTGGCTGAACGAACTTCCCATCGTCCACATCAGGGTCGGCAACCAGCTCGAAGAAATCCTCCCAAGCATCCCTGATCGTCTGTGGCGTCAAGGGGAGACGTACAAGGCCTGGAAGGCCGGCGATACCAAGACCGCGCTCGAACTTGTGAACGCCTTCACGAAGCGCAGGCAAACCAACATTCGAGCCCGTCTCGAGCATGAGCAGCAGGAATGGCTCCGTGAGGTAGATCGCATGATCGAGCGGCGGGCTAAGAAAGCCGGTATTGCCTGGGCATCTGATCTCATCACCCTGTCGTTCAGCTTGGCGGATGGGTCGCGTGTCACCTGGGGCGATGCAACCATCGCGCAGCACCGCGCTCGTCGTCTGATGCTTTCGACCCACGCAGCAGCGGAGCTTGCATCGGCCACCCGCCACGAAGCGGCGATCAAGGCCATCACCAATCAACCGGGTGCAGCTTGCCTCGCGGATGTCCTCGGCGTGCCGAGCGAACTCTCGGAGCAAGTCGCATGAGCGATTCACCTAACCCCTAAATCTCCTGCGGTCGGGTGACCCCGTGCGCTAACCCGCTATGTCCCCCACCCCGACCGCAGGAACCCCCGTTCTAACTTCCGACAGAGATAAGGACATCATGATCAGCACCATTGACCCGGCTCGTGCTCGCAGCACAGACCCGGAGACATCCCATGAAGCGGCGGCGCAGGCTGACACTTTCCGTTCGGTGAAGGCGGTGTTCGACAGCCTCGGACAGTACGGGCCGTTGGCTGACTTCGAGCTCGTGTCCCTGATGCATTCCCTGGGGTACGCGTTCTCGCCTGAGCGGATTCGTACGGCGCGGAACTCGTTGACGAAGGTGGGGAAGATCGAGCACACCGGCTACTACCGTCTGACCCCGACGAATCGTCGTGCACGTGTGTGGGCGGTGACCCGGTGACCGCGATCCTTACAGCTGAGGTCAGCAAGGTGCGGCCCTGGTTGCTCATCGGAATGATCGAGGCGCGCCTGACTGTGGGGCAGACCATCGATGCCGAAACGTGGAACCGGTGTGTCCGGGAAGCGCTCGCTGTCAGCGAGGTGACCCGATGACGGAGATGGAGATCCTCGCCGCTGAGGAAGCTGCGGAGGCACGTTTCGACAAGATGACCGACGTCCTTGTCGCCACCCTGATTCCGGTGATCATCGCCGGCACCCTCGGCACCGCCATCCATCAGGTTGGCCTTCTCCTTGGCTGGTGGTCGTGATTATGGGTCGCGGTGGACGCCGCATTCCTCTGATCCCGCAGTGGCGGCTCGACATCCTCAACGCCACCCTGAACACCCTCGGCAGCTACGAGGCGACCCGATGAGCCGGCTCGACCCGACATGGGCAGAGCTCGCTGACAGTGCGCGTCGCCTCGCTGAGGATGCGGCCAAAGCTGAGCAGGAAGCCGACCTCCTCATCCTTGACGGCACACGCGCCGGGATGCGTCAGGACGGATCGCTCTGATGCCCACCTACGAGAACGGGGACGGATCTCCCAAGGGTCCGTTCGTGACTGGCGACCTGGTCCGGGTGATCGCCAAGAACGACGCCCAGCGTGGCCGAATCCTGCCCGTGCTGTCAGTCAACGGCAACGCGGTCCGCCTCGCCGTCCCCAACAACCCGGACCGCGGCGACCGGTACTGGTCCTACGAAATCGAAGCCGCCTGATGCGCGCCCTCTTCATCATCTGCGGCGTCGTCCTGGCACTCGTGATCGCGGTCGTGATCTTCGCCATCGCTCACGCCTACACCACCGACTTCACCACCACCCAACTCCCCACGATCTAGGAACCCCATGACCTGGCCCATCGCCCTCATCGAGGACAACCACATGAACCCCGACTGCGAAGCCGGGAAGCACCGTGCGTGCCGTGGTGACGCCTGGTCCATCGAAGACGACCGCCCCTGCGACTGCGAGTGCCTGTGTCACATCGACGCTGAGGAGGCCGCAGCATGATCAAGACACTTCTCGCCCGCTTCGATCAGTGGCTCGATCGCCTGGGAGATGGTGACTACTGGACCCTCGACTGCAAAGCCGGAATCCACGACGCATGCGCCGTCTGCTCCTGCGACTGCCACACGAAGGTGGCCGCATGATCCGCACACTCGACAACATCGAGCAAGGTTCCGACGAGTGGCATGACGCCCGACGCGGCATCGTCACGGCTTCCGTCGTGGGCCAACTGATCACCGAGAAGACCATCAAGCCGGCGAGCAACGACGTATCCCGCGCGGTCACCCTGAAACTCGTCGCTGAACGGATCACCGGCTACACAGAACCCACATACGTGTCGGCTGACATGGAGCGCGGCACCTTCGACGAGCCGATCGCACGAGCTCACTACAGCGAGCACATCGCCCCCGTCACTCAGGTCGCATTCATGACCGAAGACCGGTTCGGCTTCACGCTCGGCTTCTCACCAGACGGACTCGTTGGAAGTGACGGCCTCATCGAGATCAAGTCCCGGCGTCAGAAGACTCAGCTCAAGACGATTCTCCTGGATGAGGTTCCCGCCGAGAACATGGCACAAATCCAATGTGGCCTGCTCGTCTCCGGCCGCGACTGGTGCGACTTCGTCAGTTGGTGCGGCGGCATGCCGATGTGGACGATTCGTGTCTTTCCAGACCAGCAGTGGCACGACGCGATCATCCAAGCCGTCACCACGTTCGAGGAAACCGCTGCGGACATGAGCGCCCGTTACGTCACCGCAACTGCGGGGCTGCCCGAGACCGAACGCGAAGTCGACCTCTACGAAGAGATGCGGATCTGATGGACCTCACCGACAGCATCACACCCCGCAGCGATCAGATCAACGCCGATGACCTCCTCGCGGGTCCCATCACCGTGACGATCAACGAGGTTACGAAGGGGAAAGCCGAGCCACCATTCGACTTCCAGTTGGCCGAGTTCCCCGGCCGCGCGTACCGTCCCTCGAAGTCAATGCGTCGCGTGATCGTCGTGTCATGGGGACCCGAAGCGTCGGTGTACGCCGGACGTCAGCTGACCTTGTTCCGAAACCCGGAGATCACCTTCGGGAAGGACAAGGTCGGTGGCATCCAGATCAGCCACCTCTCACACATCGCCGGGCCGATCACCCTCGCGCTGACGGAGACCCGCGGCAAGCGCCGGGACTTCACCGTCAAGCCGATCGAGACCAAGCCTGCAGCATTTGACCCGAACGTGAACGAGTGGCTTGAGCTGATCGAATCAGCCCAGACCCAGGCACAGCTTCGTGGTGTCTGGGAGCAGATCGTCGGCGCACGACTCAGCGCAGTGCCTGAGCTGATCGCGGCCAAGGACAAGCGGAAGGCGGTCATCGCCTGATGCCCCGTGACCGCCGCCTGTACATGACGTTCCCCATCGACTTCCCCGACCACCCGAAGGTCAAGCCGCTGACCCCTCTGGCGAAGTGGACGTTCGTGGAGATGAACGCCTACTCACGCCGCCTCGGACTTGACGGTCGCATCCCAGCCACCGTCGCCAACCTCATGTGGGGCAAGAAGCCGCTCGCTGATCTGATCGCTTCACATGCCGAGCGGCCGCTCATTCTGTTCGAAGGTGACGAGTACATCATCCGCGACTACTCCGAACACCAGTTCACCAGCGAGGATCTAGAGGATCTCCACGAGAAGCGATCACGAGCCGGCGCGATGGGTGGCAAAGCGAAAGCAGAAGCCAAGCAAACCGCTAGCAAACCGCTAGCAAGTGCTACAGCAAATGGCTACCAAACCGCTAGCAAGTCGCTAGCAAACGGGAAGCAAAATCTAGCAGGGTCAGAGTCAAGGTCAGAGTCAGAGCTAGAGACAGAAAAGAAGACAGATAGTGCTCACCCCTTTCCTGTCCGTCTAGTAGGTGATGCGCCCGCTGATGCGACGGACGAGGAGTTCATCCAGTCCGAAGCAATCAAGCTCGGCATCAAGAACCTGAGCCGCATCGTCAAAGCATTCGAGCGCGTCCTTGGCAGCATCACCGAGGCCCAAGCCATCGACTACACACGCTCCGTCATCGACCTCTCGACAACCCACGTCAAAGCAGTCGAGGCATACATCGAAGCTGCCTGCATCAACTCCCCCGAGCAGATCAGGCAGGTCGCCGCATGAACGCCAAAGACCGAACGAAAGCCCAACGCCTCGAGTCGATCATCGCCGCCCACGACGCATCCGAACGACGCACCCTCGCCGACCTCCGCTGCGCAGGCTTCCACTTCACCACCATCGACGCAGCACGCCGCCGCCTCGCAGCGCAACGCACACTCCACGGGTTCACCCAACGGCAAATCGATATCGCTATCGCCGCTCTCGGAAAGGCCCACCCGTGATCACCATCCCGGAACTCCTCGAGACGTTGGCTGTGCAGACGAAGGATGGCGACAACTACGGCGACTCACTCATCCAACAGTTGCGGGCCGCACGGTACTCATCCACTGGCAACGCACGGGTCGGTTCTACTGCGGCTGCGTCGGAAAGGTCGACCCTGAACCTGTCGGCGGACATCCTCTGGATTGAGGTGACCGAGAACATCGCCGGCTACTACTCCGCAGCGGTCGATGAGGTTCAGTTGCGGTTGGTACGGAAGCTGCCCGAACACTTCCTCCAAGGATGGGGGTACGCGGTCCTGGCACGTCTGGCACGCCACGACGACACCCCCGACGTTGAGGCTGCCATCGCAGCCGGGACAGTGGAGAAGCTCACCGACATGGCCCAAGCCATCCGAGACCTCCTCGACCCCATCACCGGTGTACTACGCATCACATGCCCCGTCTGTGGTCTCGCACAGGTCGAGGTCGGTGATGGGGAACTGCGTGCCATGACCGCGACGATCGTTCGCGCGTCACGTCCCGGTGAGGAGCTCGTCGTCCTGTGTCGGAACCCGGCCTGCAATGGGCAGTGGGTCGGCGATCAGGCTGCCATTCAACTCGGGCGGCAGACGAACCAGGTCATCGACCCGGAGAAGATCCGTGAAGCCCGGTCAGCACAGCCTGAGTGGGTCGAAACGGAACCGCGCCGGTTCGAGTCGTTCGACCCGGCGAACCCGGACCATGCGGCGCTGCGGAAGACGGTGGCGTGATGAACCGATGCTGCGCGAAGTGTTCGACTCCCGGATTCGGGTGTGCGAACCGCAAATGCTCGTGCCACGCCTGGTGGCCCGGAGAAGCAGATGTTTATGTCGACGACTAGCCCCATACGCCTGAGTGCAGTCCCAAACCATTCAAATGCATCTAATCCCCGACCCGTGGAGGTCTAGCAATGAGCGTCACCGTTACAACGCAGAAGGAACTCGACGCGGCCCTCGCGAAGAAGGGCTACGCCGATATCATCATCAACTCACCTGCGGGTGTCTGGCTTGATGTCAAGGACAGCAATGACAAGGATGTCAGCGCGTCCGACTCATCGACGGTCCGCGCGTCCGGCTCATCGACGGTCAGCGCGTCCGGCTCATCGACGGTCAGCGCGTACGGCTCATCGACGGTCAGCGCGTACGACTCATCGACGGTCCGCGCGTACGGCTCATCGACGGTCAGCGCGTCCGACTCATCGACGGTCCGCGCGTCCGACTCATCGACGGTCAGCGCGTCCGACTCATCGACGGTCAGCGCGTACGACTCATCGACGGTCAGCGCGTACGACTCATCGACGGTCCGCGCGTCGAAGTACGTCGCCATCCACCTCCACTCCGCCAAGGTCACCCATGAGGGCGGCGTGCTGATCGACGTGACGAAGGTTGACCGCTCGAAGGTGAAGACGTGGGCCGCGTATCACGGGACCGAGATCGAGGACGGCAAGGTGATCGTCTACAAGGCCGTCGACTCTGACCTCAAATCGCCCCGAGGGTTCGCGTACCCAATCGGTGAATACGTCGAAGCTGACGACTGGAAGGCCGGCGACTTCTGCGGCAATGGTCTTCACTTCTCGCCGTCGCCGGTTCATGCGCTCGCCTACAACGAGACCGCAACCCGGTTCCTGAAAGTCGCTGTCGATCCGAAGGTGACGACTGTCATCGACGGCAACGATGGCGGTGTGCCGAAGCTGAAGGCCAAGGGCTGCACGGTCCTGGCCGAGGTCGACGTCATGGGTCGGCTGAAGTGATCACCGAGCTCGCGCCGGATGAGGTGTTCGTCTTCGGGTCGAACGCTGACGGCATGCACGCTGGCGGTGCCGCTCGCACGGCGTTCGACAAGTTCGGTGCCGTATGGGGAATCGGTGAGGGATTGCAAGGCCGGTCCTACGCGATCCCGACCATGAGCGGTCTCGAGGACATGCGTGGCGCTGTTGCCCGGTTCCTGTCATTCGCTCGGACGGGTGCCCCGGAGATGAGGTTCCTGGTGACGCCGATCGGGACGGGGATCGCCGGACATGCCGTCGAGGATGTTGCGCCGCTGTTCGACGGTGCGCCGTCCAACGTGATCCTGCCGCCCGAGTTCACCACTGCATTGTCAAATATCCCGAAAGGCAACTGATGACTGACACGTCCCGCCCCACAGTCGAAGCGCTGATCGCGCGACTGCTCTCTGAGGATGGAGACTGGACACCGCGCGAGGCGGCTGAGGTTCTCGGTGCCCTGCTGACCGAACGCGACAGGAGCGCGTGGGCTGTCCGGTTCATGGACGAGAACTTCCCGTGTGACGGCGGCTGCAATGCGAACGACGGCCCCGCCGAGGAGTGCTCGCGTGATGGCCGGTCGCCGCGTGACCTGTGGGAGATCATCGGTCGCGTCATGGCTGAGCGTGACGCGGCTCGGGCGCAGATCGCGGAGGCGGACCGCCTGCTCGTCGGGATGTTCTACGCGGATGCCTACAAGGTCTTGACTCGTGGCGCGCAGGATGCCGCCTCGGTGTGGTCGGGTCATCGGGGTTTCGCGGCGGACGAGGTACTCGCGCAGGATGCCGCCGAGCCGAGCGATGGTGGAGGAAACCGCCACGAGGCATTCGAGAAGGCAGTCGCTCGTGCTGACGCCGAGCCGTGGACCGACCCGGAGCCGTGGCTCGGATCGTGGGGGCATCGCACCGCGAGCGAGTTCCCGGGTGATCGCAACCTGCCGCGCACTCGTGAACAGTGGGAGGCGGAGCAGTGACGGGCGGCGTCTCGACCCGGACTCCCGCCGAGCGGTTCTGGGAGAAGGTCAACAAGACCGGGGACTGCTGGCTTTGGACTGCCGCGTGCCAGAAGAACGGCTACGGCAGCTTCTACCTCGAGGGGAAGCGTGTCGGCGCTCACCGTGTGGTCTGGGAGTTCGAGCGCGGCCCGATCCCGGCTGGCATGGTCCCGGATCACACATGCCTCGTGAAGTCATGCGTCAACCCCGATCACCTGGTGCTCGTCACGCACGGCAAGAACACCGCGCTGCACTACGACCCGGCAGAGCACCTGCCGCAACGGTCACCCGCGCGAGAACAGCTACACCGATGGGCGCGGCTGGCGCGTCTGCCGTGACTGCGAGCGGGAGAAGCGAGCCCGCCGCAACGACGCCGAGGAGGGCGACAAATGAAGGCAATAGAGCGCGACGCCGCCGTGCGAGCACTGAACGAAGCGATTGCCGCAATGCGCCTGGACTTCGAGGGAACCCCTGTTACCAACATGGTCGATGCGATTGGCCGTGCTGATCGGACCGTCAGGCGGGTCCGTGTGTCTTACGAGGATGCGCTGGTGGAGGACGAATGACCGACGACAAGACCGCCGCCGAACGCCTGCGAGCTATGATCAACCGCGCTCGGCAATCCATCGAGGGGAACGCCACGCTCTCACGCACAACACTGCCCGTGGCTGACGTGGAAGCAATCCTGGACGAAATCGATGCTCGCCACGCCGACGACGTTCGCCGCTCGGAGGAAGGGCGCACCGACTGGGACTACGAAAAGCGGCTGGCACACCCTCAACCCGAGATTGTCGGCAACGAGTGGTCCGAGTTGCAGTTCGCGGAACGTCAGCGGCAGATCGCGAAGGGCTACGACGCGGCTCACGACGACACGCACGGCATCGACCACCTGCTGATGTGGGCCGATGACTACCTGCGACGCGGGAAGCGCATCGAGGTATCTGGGCTGATCACTGCGGCGCGTGAACTGCTGCTCGCTGCACACCCCGACCGGACCGCTGTGCTTCACGTTTCGACCGCACCAGACATGGAGACGCGGGCCGAGTTGTTCAACGAAGGCTATGAAGCCGCGATGGCACAGCATCTGGCGGATGACCCAAGTGCGGCAGAGGACTGGCTCGCGAAACACGACGCCGTGATCTGGGCCGAAGCCGCTCGCATCACGCGAACGTACGAGCCTTTCGCAAACCCAGTGACCATCGCTGAGGAGTTCGAGGGCTACGCCGAAGGGGGCTACGAATGAACGACAAGACCGCCGCCTACGCCCCGACCCCGGAGAACGATCCAACCCTCGCGGCCCATGCGAAGGCAGCCGAGTTCGGCCACAACCTGTCGAGCACCGCGGCGGCGTACATCGCAGAGGCTGTTCTCGCGGCATCCGGTCTTCGGGCCGCTGACCGTCGAGCCGCACCCGACCGGGAGCCTGAGCCGCACGTCCTGGCGCGTGCCATCTACGTGGCTGACAACTGGGGACTCTCCGATGCGGGCGGCGACTGGGACAACGGTCGCATTCCATCGTTCGCCATGGACCGCTATTTCAGTCTCGCCAATCGTCTGCTCGCGTCGGGTGTGCTCGGCACCCCTGCCAGTGAGGCTGTCACGTTGCACGCCTACACGGACGCCGACCTCGACCTGATCCGCGCCGAAGCTGTCGAAGCGTTCGCAGCAACATGGAGCGACGAACCTGCAGACGCCGACGAGTACGAAGTCCGCCAACATGCGCTCAAGTTCGCTGCTGGGTACCGGAAGGCCGTCCCAGAACGTCGCAGTATGAAGGAGGAATCGTGATCGACGTCTACCGCACGTTGGAGATTGGGCGCGACCTCGCAGCCATCGACACCGCGATCGAGCACGCCCGTGTCGCCTGGACCAACAACTTCCTCGACCGCACCGACTTCTACTCGCAGTCGACCGTGTTCACCGATCTGAGCACGGTACGCGAGGCGCTGAGGAAGGAGCTTCACGCGATGGAGCCCGTGCCGACAACATCAGGTGTTGTCCCGGAGGCTGACCGTGGCTGACGAGACCAAAGACCCGGACCACCGCGTGTTCGTGCGCTCCCGGCCGCTGAGCCCCTACGCCAGCATGCAACTCGGGATCGCAGAGCATGAGGCCGAGTTGCAGAAGGAACGCGACGAGATCGCAGACCGCCTCCGACGCCTGGCGAATGAGCACGACCAGCGGGCCGTGTACTTCCTGAGCTATGACGCTGACTTTCTGCGCGAAGTGGCCGATCGTATTAGCCCGCTATCACACGATTCGGAGACCAAGTGAACAGGGACCGGTTGGTTGCGGTGTGTCGCCTCATGATCCAGAGCGGCGACATGACCCCTATGGCCGAACGGATGCTACTCGCGGCCTATGACGAAGACACGGCTCAGCAAGCCCCGCACGATGCGGACCTCGGCGCATGAGTACGGCATTCCAGATCCGATTTCGAGACGACAACGGCAACCTGCTCACTCTCGGCGCGCGCGAGAAACGAGATCTCGAGGAAAAGCTGAAAGACCTTCTCGACGCGATCAATGCGGAGTTCGACACGTCGATCCGGTACCGGCTGAGCTATGGCGAGGAGGGCGACGATGTCTGAGCGGTGCGCATTCTGTGACGAGCCAGCCAACCGCGGCAAGTACGCCGGTCCGTGCTCGACATGCGGCGTGGCGACATGTCCAGCTCACACGTACTTCTACATCGACGACTCGAACATCGCGATCACGAACGGGGCACGCCCGACATGCCGTGCGCACGCCGAACGGCCCGAAACCATCACAACACCTCAGGATGCACGGCCATGAAGATCGGCTCCCTGTTCTCTGGGTACGGCGGGCTCGACATGGGCGTGCAAGCCGTGCTCGGTGGCGAGACAGCATGGTTCGTGGAGTTCGCGGAAGCGCCATCGAAGATCCTTGCGCACCACTGGCCCGACGTGCCGAACTACCACGATGTGACGGCGGTGGACTGGTCGACGGTCGAGCCGGTGGACATCCTCACGGGTGGCTTCCCCTGCCAGGATGTGTCCCTCGCCGGCGCTCGAGCAGGGCTCATGGAGGGCACGCGCTCTGGGCTGTGGTCCGAATACGCGAAGGCCATCGACGTGTTGCGCCCATCACTTGTGCTGATCGAGAACGTGCGCGGGCTGCTGTCCGCCAGAACGATGGAGGAAGTCAATGAGGCGGATAGCGATCTGGAATGGGAGTCGGGAAGCGTGGGAGTCCCCGATGGGGTCGATCGACCTGTTCTCAACGCATTCGGACGTGTACTTGGAGACCTGGCCGAGCTCGGGTACATGGGACGGTGGCTCGGCATTCGAGCTGCCGATGCCGGTGCTCCCCACGGCCGGTTCCGCGTCTTCATACTTGCCTACCCCGCAGGGCGGGAAGACACCGGAGCAAGTCGCGACGATGCGCGCGAAGGGGCATGGGGTCTGGAACCTGAACGAGGTGGTCTTCCCGACGCCCCGAGCCAGCCGGGGAGCACCGGGCACGGAGACGATGTATCGGCTCGGAGCAGTGCGCGACGACTCGACGCGACCGCAGGGACAAGTTCTGCTGAAGACGCCGACCTCGCAGTTGGGGGTGAACGGCGGCTCCCAGCACCCGGACAAGCGCAAGGAGGGCGGTCACGGACCGACGTTGGCCGACGAGGTGGAGCACCTTCTGCCTACTCCCGTTGTGACGGACGCTGCTGGAACGCGGAAACTCCACTGGCGCGAGGACCGCGAGAAGCGTGTAGCTGCAATGAGATCGCGTGGGGTCCGTACGAACTAGCGATCCATCGTTGGGAAGGTGTCGCGGGGCGTTCCGCTCCTGCGCCAACACAGCCTGATGGCCGGGATGGTGCGCACCGACTCTCTGCCGTGTTCGTCGAGTTCATGATGGGCCTGCCCGCCGGCCATGTCACAGACCCCGCGATCGGTCTGACCCGCAACGAGCAACTGAAGGCACTCGGCAACGGTGTCGTCCCCCAGCAGGCAGCCCTGGCGCTGTCACTGCTAATGCATGAACCGCACCAAGCACGTACAGAGGATACGAACGCATGAGTCATTTCGCTAACCGCCCGATCCCGCCGAAGACGGCACGAAAGTTCGCCCTGGCCTATCTGTTGGACGAGGAGACTGGGTGCTGGAACACCACTTACTCGGTCGCCAAGCGCGGCAACGGCTACGCGCAGGCATCGTGGCAGGATGACGGGCGCGCTTACGGCACCGGGGCGCACCGGGCTGCCTGGACGTATTGGAATGGTCCGATCCCAGACGGGATGACGATCGATCACATGTGCAAAAACCGTGCCTGCGTAAACCCGGACCGTCTTCGGATGCTGACCAACTCGCAGAATGCGCGACGGCAGTACGGCCGTGACTGGCCGCTCGGTGAGTGCATCAACGGCCACCCGGATTCCATGCAAGAGACCGTGCACTGGGCTGGCAAGACCCGTCAGATGTGCCGTCCGTGCCAGGACGAACGCAACCGCGTGGGCATGATCAAGATGAAAGCCAAACGTGAGGCTGAGAAGCAGGAGAAGGCCGCATGAAACGTTTTGTGCAAGATCTCGTTGATTCGGGTTCTGAGAAAAGTGTCACATGATGTTGCGCACAAGTGTCGCACCGTGTTACAGTCTCGGTATGAGCAAAACGATCCAGACCCCGAACTTCACCACCGCCTACCGCAACCAGTTCGCAGCAGTCGGCAACTTCGACGAGATCACCGCACAAGCCGTCGCCGACCAGCAGGCAGGCATCACCGCCTACAAAGCAGCCAAGCAGTACGCGACCGTCGCCGAACAAAGCCACTACTTCAACGCATGGTGCGAGTCGATCAAGATCAACGGTCCGACCCGATGAACACCCTCGACGCACTCCGCCGCAACGCGAAGCTCCGTGCAGGTCTCGTCGCTGACCGAGACGCCCTGATATTGAAGGCGAAGGACCAGGGCACACCCGTGGTCCACATCGCGGAAGCGGTCGGACTCACACGTCAGCAAGTCCACCGCATCATCGCAGAAGGGAGCAAGTGATGTACGTCTGGGCACTCACTTACTACGACCAATCGGCAACACTCTCGGACATCTTCACGACCGAGGCGCTCGCACTTGAGGCGCAGGCCAGCAAAGCGACCCCTGAGAAGTACGGGGTGGGTCAGTGGTACGTCACCGGAAGCAAACTAGCGAGTTTGCCCCCGGAGGAATCATGAGCACCATCAAGGTCGGAGAGACCGTTCGCTTGCTGGATCGGCGAAACGTCGAGTACGGAACCGTATGGTCGATCTCATCGGCACCACGGCCGGACGACGAGACTAACCGCAGTTCTCTAGCGACGCGCCGATGCATCACCCACCGACATTACTTACACCGGTGTAGTTCAACTGCTACAGTGAAGGCACGGTTCTAGGACTATGTCCCGAACACAGACAAGGCTCCACTCCGGTGGGGCTTTCGTCGTTTAACCCTCTGTCGGGGTTCGGGGCGACGACCCACGCTCACACCTCAGCCGTCGCCCCACATCAAACTCACCTCGAAAAGGAGCCGTCATGGCTGACACGAAGAAGGACGACGAAACGCCCGAGGTGAAAATCCCGGCCGAGGAAGCACCCCGCGAATCGACCAAGCCTGCCGGCTCTGGCTACGACCAGGAAACCGGCGCATTCCTCTAAACAATGCCTACGTCGCCCCCGTCACTGTGCACTAAGGGATGCGGAACGCTGGTCTATTCAGGCGGACAATGCCCAACCTGCCTCGCAGAAACCAGAGCAGAACGCGACCACGGCAGACCCGGCAGCACCGCACGCGGCTACGACAGCAGATGGCAACGAACACGCGCCGACTACCTCGCCGACCACACGACCTGCGAATGCGAAGAATGCGCCGCCCTCCCATTCTGGAACCGACCAGCAGCAACAGACGTCGACCACATAGACGGACAAGGACCACACGGCCCACGAGGACACGACTTCACCAACCTGCAAGCACTCACCCACGGACACCACTCACGCAAGACAGCACTCCACGACGGAGGCTTCGGACGACGATGAGTCAACATGCCGGGTGGGGGGATCAAATCGCTACAACCTCGCGACGCTAGACCGTCCGGGCAGTAAAACGTGCTGCGTCTCAACTGTGGGACCCCCTTTGAAAATCCCGCCCAGGTTCGGGAATACCCCTTGGAGGTTTGATGTACGCAACGATGCTGCATGATGGCCGCGAATGCTCTGAGTCGGCTCCTGCCGTTCGGGTGTCTCCTCAGCCGAAGGGCGTTGGGGTTGCCCTATTCACTTGCCCGCTGTGTGGTGCGATAGCGACTACGACCCGGAGCTACCATGGCTAGCCCGCAGCCGAAGCCGCCGACTCTGAAGTTGATCGAGGGCCGTGGTCATGGGCGTGACTCTGGCGGTCGACTGGTTCCGCAGACTCCGAAGTTCAAGCGTCTGCCGCCGGAGGCTCCTGCATGGTTGCCGGCTGAGGCTGCTGCTGAGTGGGAGCGTGTTGTCCCTGAGCTCGCACGTCTCGAACTGTTGAAGCCGGTCGATCGTGCGTCGCTCACGGCGTATTGCCTGACTTGGGATCGGCTTGTTGAGGCTCAGCGGCTGGTCACTCAGGATGGTGTGTTGGGTGAGAACTCGCAGGGCATTGTTCGGCATCCGGCGGTTGCGGTCGTTGAGGCTGCGTCGAAGGAGCTGCGTGCGTGGGCTTCGGAGTTCGGCTTCACGCCGTCTGCGGAGAACAAGCTTGCGGTGAAGGAGTCTGGCGATGCCGAGGACGATATCTTCGCCTGATCTGAAGCTGTCCCCGGAAGTGCGGTGGTATCTCGAGTCGCGCGGAATCCCGTTTCCTGAGTCCAGTCCGCTGATCAAGACGCCCGAGCCGTCGCAGGTGAAGGGTGCACTGTTCGATGCCGATCGTGTCGACAAGGTCCTTCAGGCGTTCGGTCAGCTGCGGCACACGCAGGGTCAGTGGGCAGGAACACCGCTGAAGCCTGATCCGTGGCAGGTTGCCTACATTCTCGCGCCCGTCTTCGGGTGGGTGCAGTGGGATTCAGATTCGGACTCCTGGGTTCGGATCATTCGGAAGCTATACGTCGATGTGCCGCGCAAGAATGGGAAGTCGACTCTCCTCGGTGGCATCGCTGTGTACATGGCATGCGCTGATGGTGAGCCCGGTGCGCAGGTTGTCACGGCGGCGACGTCGGAGAAGCAGGCTCGGTTCGTTTTCGATCCGATCAAGATGCTCGCGACGAAGTCGCCGGCGTTGGCTCGGCATGTACGTCCGGTCGGTAGGAAGATCCTTCATCCTTCGTCGGGGTCGTACATCGAGGTTGTGTCGTCTGTTGCGGATGCTCAGCATGGTGCGAACATCCATTGCTCCGTCGTTGACGAGCTCCATGTCCACAAGACGGCTGACCTGGTTGAGACGATTGAGACTGGCACTGGTTCACGCCGGCAGCCGTTGTCGGCGATCATCACGACCGCGGACTCGGGGAAGAAGAACACGATCTACTCCCGCCGCCGCGAGTACATCGAGCAGCTCGCACGCCGAGCGATCAAGGACCCGTCCACATACGGGGTTGTGTTCGCGGCGGAGAAGACCGATGACCCGTTCGATGAGTTAACTTGGAAGAAGGCGAACCCGGGTTACGGGATCAGCCCGACGCGGTCGTACATGCGGTCCGCTGCAGCGCAGGCCCAGCAGTCGCCCGCGGACCTCGCTTCGTATCTGCGCCTGCATCTGGGGTTGCGAACGAAGCAGGAGTCGAAGTACCTCGACATGGACGTCTGGGACCGAAATGCTTCCCTGGTGTACGAGGACAAGCTCGCCGGCCGTCAGGCCTATGGTGGCCTGGACCTTGCCTCCACGTCTGACCTCTGCGCTCTGGCGTGGATCTTCCCTGCCCCGGTCGGGTTTGACGTGCTCTGGCGGATGTGGACTCCGGAAGCGAACCTCGAGGCCCTCGACAAGCGCACCGCCGGTGCAGCCACCGTCTGGGTGCGTGAGGGGTTCCTGACGCTCACCCCGGGGAACGTGGCGGACTACGACTTCATCCGGACGCAGATCAACGCGGATCGGGAAGCGTTTGATGTCCGTGGTCTCGCTTATGACCCGTGGAACTCGTCGCAGCTGGTCAACGACCTGGTTTCCGATGGCACTCCGATGGTGAAGACACGTCAGGGTCTCGTTACGTTGTCTGCGCCGACGAAGGAACTGCAGAAGGTTCTGATGGAGGGCACTGCTGAGCGGCCGATCTTCCGCCACGGTGGCAATCCTGCGGCACGGTGGCAGGCGGACAACTTCGCAGTCGCGATGGATGCTGCCGGCAACGTGAAGCCGGACAAGGCGAACGCGGCGGACAAGATCGACGCGATCGCCGCTGCCATCAACGCCATGTCCCTTGTACTTGCCATGGAGCCGAAGAAGGCATCCGTCTACGAAAGCGACGCTGTCGCGATGTAAGGAGCTCTCGTGGGCCGTCGCGACAAGTTGATCCAGTCGGTTCTGCGTGAGCGGTTCATCTTCACTCTTCGCAGTGGTGCGTCGTTCGATGGTCTGTTGGTGGAGGCGGACGAGAAGTCGTTCCGCATTGCGAACGCATCCGCGGTCGACGGATCGAAGCCGTCTCAGCCTGTCGATGGTGAGTTGTTCCTTCCGCGTGACGAAGTGATCTACATGCAGAAGCCCGGGGTGAGCGCATGATCATCTCCAAGGGGAAGGCCCTCGACTTCGCACCGCAGGCGTTGGGTGAGGTCACGGGGAGTGTCGTCAACTCGTACTTCTATGCCGACCAGGGCATAAGTCTGCTGAATCGTTACGCCACCTATGCGGCCCTGTACCGGTGCCAGCCGTCTGTCGCGACGCTCGCGGATAAGGTGTCGAACGCTGCCGCCCGCCTGACGCTGAAGGTTTGGGACCCGACCCCGAAGACGGGGAAGGTTGCCGACATCTCGTCCGGGTATGCGCGTCTCATCGCACGCCCGTCGACGAACATGTCGACCTTCAACTTCTACCGGTGGACTTTCGCCACCTACGAGGTCTTCGGGGAAGCGTTCTGGTACAAGGTCCGCGACAGCAACGGTCGCGTCGTCGAGCTTCTGCCGATGCACCCGTCACGTACTGCCGTGCACCGTTCCATTGAGGGTGAGGTGGAGTACATCTTCACCCTCGGTGTCGGAACCCTCGGGATCCTCCACGCGCCGGCCAGCGATGTGGTTGCGTTCCTCCGGTACAACCCGGAGACGCTGATGCGTGGCCTGTCGCGCCTTGAGCCGCTTCGCTCAACGTTGCAGAACGAGGACGCGGCCCGTCGTGCGAACGCGTCATGGTGGACAAAGGGTGCCCGCCCGTCGATGATTCTCACCCACCCGAATCAGTTGTCGCAGGACGCGATGGACCGCATCAAGACATCGTTCGATGCCCGCCACGCGGGTGCCGACAACATGGGGTCCGCCGTTGTGCTGCAGGAAGGCATGACCGCCGTTGCGTCGCAGCTGAACGCTGAAGAGATGCAGTACATCGAGTCGCGGAAGCTGAACATGCAGGAAGCGTGCATGGTCTTCGACGTGCCCCCGCCCGTGGTCCACATTCTCGACCATGCGACGTTCTCGAACATCACGGAGCAGATGCGGTCCATGTACCGCGACACGATGTCCCCCCGGTTAGAGGATTTCGAGTCTGTGCTCGACTTCTCCCTGCGGCCCGAGTTCTTCAACGAGGGACAGCGTGAGGCCCGGTTCGACATGGACGAGGTACTCCGCGGCGACTTCGAGGTGCGTGTCACATCCGCTACGTCTCTGCGTCAGGGTGGCGACATCACCGGCAACGAGGCCCGCGGCATGATCGGGTTCCCACTGTCCACGGACTCGGAGATGGACAAGCTGTACGCGAACTCCGCTCTGGTGCCGCTTGGTACGCCGGCGCAGCGTGTCTCGATCACGGAGGCTGTGACGCCGGACCCTGCGGAGGCTGGCGCTGCGGCATCCGCCGCTGGTGCCGCTGGGCAGGTTGCTACCGACACTGGCAAGTCGGTCACGGACTCAGATCCTTATGTTCTCTTGCGGATGCTTGAGGACAAACTTACTGAGCGCGCGATTATGGGTCGTCTGTCCCGGAAGTCGACGAAGGCGGAGATTCGCAAGGCTCTCGTGCTCGAGCACCAGACAGCCCTGTCGAAGTTCTTCGACGAGCAGCGCACGTCCGTGAAGGGCACCAAGGCGGCTGGGTCGTTCGATCCGGAAGCCTGGAATGCCGACCTTGCGAAGATTCTCCGCACCCTCGGGCAGGCGTCCGCGCAAGCCATCGGTCAGAAAGTCGCAGCTCAACTCGGCGGGAAGTACTCGTCCGACGATATCGAGCAGTGGCTTGAGGACAACTCCCTGTCCACGGCGAAGCAGATCAACCAGGCCACCAAGGACGAGATCGTCAAAGCCTTCGAGGAGCAGGAAGACGGCGAAAGCTCTGATGACGTCATCGATGGCGTGTTCGACGGTGAAGTGAAGGCGCGCACCCAGCAGATATCTCTCACCCGGGTTGCTGTCGTCGCTGGTCTCGCCGCTCTGGTCGCTGCGCGTCTCTCAGATGCGAAGACCAAGACATGGGTGGTGACGTCGGGTAAGCCACGTCCGTCTCACGCCGAGATGTCTGGCGAGACAGTCCTGTTAGGGGAGAACTTCTCGAACGGTATGAACGGTCCCGGGGACTACTCCGGTGGCGCGGACGAAGTCGCGGGATGCACATGCGATCTCGATTTCTCGACGGAAGGGTGACCATGAACGTCACACGCAAAGACGCGACGATTGTCGCCACGGATGATGACTTCCCAGGATCGTTCCGGGTCGTCCTCTCTGCTCCCACGCTCGACCGAGATGGTGACACTCTCCTCCCCGAAGAGTGGAAGCAGCCTTTGCCGGATCACATCACCTTCGACGTCGATCACGAGATGAGCGTTCGCGGAACGATCGGGTCGGGTCAGCCATACATCAACGACAAGGGACAAGTCCCTGATGCTCCCCAGGGGGCTCTGATCGTGGATGGCACTTTCTCGTCACTGCAGCAGGCGCAGGATGCCCGAACTCTCGTGAAAGAGGGTCACATCCGCACCACATCGGTTGCGTTCATGACCGAGCGGTCGAAGTCGAAGGACGGTGTGACGTCCGTGACGCGCGAGCTCCTCAACGGCGCATTCGTCGCAATCCCGTCGAACCGAGAGGCGCTCGTGCTGTCATCCAAGGGACTGAAGGCTGGTGCGCGTCACAACGCCACTGACTTGAATATCATCCAGCAAATCCACGACTTGTCGAAGAAGCTGCTGGAGGACTCCACCATTCCCGAAGCTGACTTGACGAAGGCTGCCCGGAAGGCAACCGTCAAGGCTGTGCAGGGAAGCTTGGAGGAGACTCAGGAGCGAGCATCAGATGCGCTCACCGACGCCTATGGCACCGGTGCGTATGTGTGGCTCGTCGCCACACTCCCCGACTCGCTGGTGTTCCAGATCTCGCAGCCTGACTCGTCGGATTCCGAGACGTACCAGCAGTCGTACACAGACGACGGCTCTGTGATCACCTTGACGGGTGAGCGCGTGGCCGTGGACTTGACGCAGATCGTCAAGCCCGACCCTGATGAAGAAGCCGCCGATTCCGGCGCATCTGACACCCCCGCTTCCGGCGCAGCGAAGGCTGCCCCCGTTGCCGGCGTGAAGGCTGCCCCCGTTGAGGACGCCGATTCGCACGCAGTAACCGATGAGGAACTGAAGGCGAAAGCGCTGCAGATCCTCGCGGCTCCATTCATCCAGTAACCCCACTTCCGGCACCGACCAGCACCCCTTGTGGGTGCTTTTTTGTTGCCCATTTCCCGAAAGGAGCACTCACTCATGAGTGCAGTAATCGAAGCCAAGCGCGCCATGGCGGAGCTTGGTACCAAGGCTCAGGACGTCCTGAAGGACGAAACCCTGACCCAGTCCGAGAAGATGGCCCGCCTCGACAAGTACCAGGAGGACCTGAAGGGGTACTCCGACACCATCTCGCTCCACGAGAAGGCGAACCAGTTCATCACCGGTGCGGATGCAGCGATCGATGCGAAGGCCGACCAGGAGCAGATGAGCGGTGTCGAGCGTCGTTCGTTCGCACGCCAGGTCATCGAGTCCGAGGCGTACAAGTCGATGGTCGCCGGTTCCTCGAAGGTTGGCTCGGTTGACGTGAAGGTTGCGGCAACCATCGATGAAGGCATCATCCCCGCCTTCTCCGGTGGTGCCGGCCTCGGCGGTCAGCTTGTCGCCCCGCAGCTTCTCCCGGGCATCGTCCCGCTGAAGTTCCAGCCCCTCACCGTCGCGGACCTCCTCGCGCAGGGTTCCGCTTCGTCGGCATCGATCTCCTACGTGATCGAGTCCGCGTTCCAGGACCTCACCGCGACCGTGCTGGAAAAGGGGACCAAGCCGCAACTCGACCTGACGCTGACCCGCCGTCAGGACAACGTCGTGAAGATCGCGAACGTTGCCAAGACGACCACGGAAATGTTCGAGGACGCACCGCAGTTCGAGTCGTACCTGCAGAACCGCATGGTCTTCGGCATCCAGCGTGTCGAGGAAACTCAGCTGCTCAACGGCAACGGCACCCCGCCGAACCTGCAGGGCATCCTGAACCGTTCCGGTCTGGCGACCACAGTCGTCACCACGGCGGGTCTGACTGCGCTGAAGGCGATTGAGGGTATCTACAACCAGATCACCGCCCTCCGCACGTCTTCGTTCGTCGAGCCCGACGCGATCGTCATCCACCCCACGGATTGGCAGACGATCCGCCTCGGCAAGGACTCGCAGAACCAGTACTACGCAGGTGGCCCGTTCACCGGCGCGTACGGCAACACGCAGGTCCCGTCGAACCAGCAGCAGTTGTGGGGTCTGAAGGTTGACGTCACCACTGCGGTCGCGCAGGGCACCGTCCTCGTCGGTGGGTTCCAGGAGTCGGGTCAGATCTTCCGACGCCACGGAATCACCCTCGAGATGACGAACAGCAACGTGGACGACTTCGTCAACAACCTCATCACCGTGCGTGCTGAGGAGCGTCTCGCACTTGCCGTGTACCGTCCGGCAGGTTTCGGAAAAGTTACGTTGACTGCCTAACAAAACCGGATGGTTGCTGCACTGGGAGCATGATCACCAAGAGGTGCAAAAACTCCCAGTGTGGCAACCAGTTCGAGGTCTATCCGTCGTCCGAGAAGCAGTACTGCTCTGCAAAGTGCCGTGCCGCGAATCGAAAACCGCGCTCTGATGCCGGGAAGCGCCGCACGCAATGGGTAGAGGCACATTGCGCTTGCGGCAAGGTGGTCGAGGTCCCGCCTTGGCAGACAAAACAGAATGTCTACTGCTCACGCGAATGCGTTCGCACGTATGCCCGTCCCGCCGCAGATCGGCCTACGGGACGCAAGCCCAACGGGACCAAAACCCGCGACCGTGACGGCTACGTCTACATCTACCTCACGCCAGAGCAGCGGCCAACTGGCTACCGCGGGCACCGATACCCCGAGCACCGCTGGGTGATGATGCAACAGCTCGGACGCGCCCTGCGGTCAAACGAGAACGTCCATCACATCAACGGTGTGAAAGACGACAACCGCCCCGAGAATCTTGAACTCTGGATCACCTCACAGCCCAAGGGGCAGCGCGTCGAAGATGCGGTTGCCTGGGCGCGGGAGGTGTTGCGCCTCTACACGTAAGGAGCACCCATGGCACCCACGGACTATGTGTCGGACTGGGAAGACATCTACGGTCGCGCTGTCCCCACCGATGGCAGCATCCGCCCAGCCGGTGAGGACCAGATCGAGACGGTCACGGCGAAGGTCGTGGAGGCTCCGAAGGCGAAGCCTGCGAAGAAGTCCACGGCGGAGGTGAAGTAGCTGATGGTCGCACCTCTGGCCACCCCGGATCAGTTGGGTGCGTTCCTCGGCCAAACCGTTCTGCCCGACGATGCGACAGCGTTGATGTTCCTCGACATTGCTTCGGGGATGGTGCGTGACGAGCTTGAGCAGCAGATCAGCCAGTCGACTGACGTTGTCACGTTGGACCCGAAAACGGGTGCGTGGATACTCCTCCCGGAGATGCCCGTCACCGCAGTGTCACTTGTGGAGGTCTACGACGGGACTTCCTGGTCCATGGCAGACCCAAGCACCTACAACGTGTCACTAAGCCAGGGCATCATCGTCGCCCTCGGCGGGCTGGGGACAACCTGGCCCACAAATCCGGCCTCTTGGCGAGTGACGTACACCCACGGTTACACGACGGTCCCTTCGTCAATCCTTGGGGCAGTCCTTGGCGTCGCTGCGCGCGGTTATGCCTCGCCTGTCGCCGTGGACAGCGAACGGCTCGGCGGATACCAGGTGAAATATGCCCTCGAGTCTCAAGGATTCACTGCACTCGAGCTGCGAGCTCTGAGTCGGTACAAGTTCCCGAGGGTCGCATGATGCGAGCGATCGATCATCTGCTGACCCAGTCATTGACGATCCAGGCACGCAACGCATCCACCACGAATGCGTACGGAGAAGCCACGGTCGGTCCTGTTGGTTCGCCAGTGCAGACGTACGGGTACATCGAACGGAACACGTCACGGGAACTCCTCATCGACCGAGACACTGCGCTTACTGACTGGATCGGGTACCTCCGGGCTGATGCCGTTATCGGCCGGTTGGATTACATCAACTTCCAGTCGCAGAAGTTCGAGGTCCAGGGCGAGCCGGAGTACTGCTACAACCCCCGCACCCAGCAGATCTCGCACATCCGCGTCGATTTGTTGGTAGTGACCGGATGAGCGATATCCGCATCCACCTGAACGCCGATCTGGAACAGCGGGTCGCCGAAATGCCTACAGTGCTCGATTCGGCTATGACCGCGGCGTCGGGAATTGCAGACGCAGCACGATCGGACGCACCAGTCGCAACCGGCGCATACCAGTCGTCGATCGTTGCGGAGAAGACCAGGAAGGGTGCCCGCGTTTTCGCGGCAGACCCGAAATCGGCATGGATTGAGTTCGGGATCCCCGGACGGGGAATACCTGCTCACTTCAACCTGCGTTCCGCGGCGAAGCGGCTGGGATTCAAGTTCAGGAAGGGGCGTCGCTGATGCCCAACCCCCTGTACGTCCTCCCCGATCTTGACCTCGCGCTCCTGGCCTACTACCGGGCTCGAACAGAGATCATGGCCATTCTCCCGGGCACATCATCCATTGCGACCCAGCTGCCGTCCGGATTCGTGTCGCCCGCACCTTTTGTGGTCCTCAATGTCCTCGGTGGTGGCGGAATCTGGCCCGCGCTCGGTGATGATGCCGTCGGAATCGACTGCTACGGGTCGGACAAGATCACGGCCGGGAAGCTTGCACGAACCGTTCGCGCCGCCACATGGGCAATCTCCAACGACATCATCGGCGGTGCAACCCTGTGCTCCGCGGATGAGGAAGTCGGACCACAGTGGTTCCCCGACGCGGCACCAACTATCCCGCTACCACGCTACGTGGCTCGCTACCGCGTCGTCTATCACCCGTAACTCCCACCAAACCCCTCACACCGGACGGCATCCTGCCGGGCCGTCTATTTCAGCACCCCGGAAGGAAACATCATGCCCAACCTTGACGCCAGTCAGGTCCGAGTTGCCGGTACCGGCGCGGTCTGGAAGGCACCCATCGGCACCGTACTGCCCACGGACTCGTCCGCTGCATACAATGCGGCGTTCGTGCATCTGGGGTATTTCACGAACGGGTTCACGATCACCCAGGATCTGAAGGTCACTTCGATTTCTGCGTGGCAGACGTTGGAACCTGTGCGGCAGATCAACACTGCGATTGCCCGGAAGTTGTCGTTCGAGGCGCTCGAGTCGGACAAGGCGAATATCGGTCTGGCGTTCGGTGGTGCGACGGTGACGCAGACTGGTGTGCCTGCTGGTGGTGCGGTCACGTTCACGGCCGGCACGATCACGACTGCGACCCCACACGGGTTCGCGGTCGGCACTCCGGTGTTCTTCGGCACGATCACTGGCACCCCTGGCGTCACGGCCGGTGTCACGTACTTCGTGCTCACCGTTCCCACGACCACGACCATGACCGTCTCCGCGACCTACGGTGGCACGGCTGTGACGATCACGACCGGTTCGACCCCGACCGTGACCGCCGCTGGCCCGTATTCGGTGTCGATCCCGGATGCGGCGGTGACGCAGGAGTTCATCATCGGTGTCGACTGGTCGGATGGTGGCTGGAATCAGCGCATCCTGATGCCGCGGGCGACCTTCGCATCTTTGCCGTCGATCAAGTACGTGCGTGACGATGCGATCCGGTTCCCTGCCGAGCTGCAGGCGTTGAAGCCGTACGACGGTTCCAACTCGGTGCAGTTGCTCGGTAACGACTGGGCGGCGTCGGCATGATCCTGAAGGATGCGCCGGCAGGTTCCGCGATCCTCGACCTTGAAGCGGTTCGTGCGGCTCGCACGGAAGCGCACAAGGACGAAGCCGGACCTGTGGTGAAGGTGTCGGCCGGTTATTTGCAGTTGCGTCGTGAGATCGATGTGACTGCTGGGATGGATTTCGCGCGGGCGAAGTTCCGCGAAGGGCTCGAAAAGCTCCTCGAGGACCCTGCCGATGTTGATGACCTGCTCTCGGGCGGTTTCTCGACGGATGACATCAACGCGGTAATCAACTTCATTTCGGGTCGTTCCTTGGGGGAATCACCAGCCTCGGCGTGATCCTGACCACAAGTTGGGATGCGCTCGAGGCGGACTTCACACGCTTCTACAGCACCGATCTGCGGGCGGCGTGTTTCGGTTCCGACTCGTGGGGTGCCCGTCGTGTGCTGGTTCACATTGAGGGGTTGCCGGCCGATTCGGTGTACGCACGGTCGTTCACTGATGGGCGTCCGTGGTCGCAAGACATGGAACTTGCGGCGCGGGTTGGTGACGAGGTTGCCCTGTTCCGGTATGTCGTCAGCGCCTATCTGGGGTTGAAGCCTCCCGCCCTGGAACTGTTCCCACGCCCTGACGGTGACCCTGTCGAGGAACCGAAGTATGCGACACCGCAGCAGCTTGCCGAGTTCCTGAAGGAGTGACATGGCCGACGAAGCCCTCTCCGGTGGAACAGTTTCACTGCCGATCAAGCCGGACACGTCGAACTTCGGCCGTGAAACCGAAAAAGGTATTGCGGCTTCGTTGGGTGGGCGGGCTTCAGGGTTCGCGAACATTGGTAAGACGGTCGGGTTGGCGATCGGTGCCGCTGCTGCCGCTGCTGTCATCGGTTCCGTCGTTGCTGTCGCCCGGACGGGCATTCAGGAAGCGTTGGATGCGTCCGCTGGGCAGGCGCAGCTTGAGGCGGGCATCAAGTCCACCGGTAACGCAGCGAACGTGACCGTGAAGTCCCTCGAAGGACTTGCAGGATCTCTGCAGGGTGTCACCGGTCAGACGGACGACTCCATTGTGAAAGCGGAGCAGCTGCTCCTCACGTTCACGAACATCCGAAACGTCGGTGCCGACAAGATCTTCGACCAGGCGACTAAGGCCGCCTCGGATATGGCGGCGAAGTTTGGGGGCGACGCGTCCTCGCAGGCCATCGTCCTTGGCAAGGCGTTGAACGACCCGGTGAAGGGTGTCACGGCACTCACCCGGGTGGGTGTGTCTTTCACGCAGGGTCAGAAAGACACCATCAAGGCGATGGTCGAAACCGGCGACACGATCGGTGCGCAGAAGGTCATCCTTGGTGAGCTCACGAAAGAGTTCGGTGGTGCAGGGGAAGCGGCGGGTCAGTCCCTGCCGGGTCAGTTGGCGATTGCGCAACGGTCGTTCGAGGATTTCTCGCAGGGAATTGTGGAGACGTTCATCCCGATCGTCCTGCCGATCCTGAAGGATGTTCTGAAGGTCTTCCAGGACAACGCACCCGCGATTCAGGACGTGTCAACGAAAGTAGCTGTCGGTCTGAAGCAGGCTTTCAGTGATGCGGCCCCGTTTATCAAGGATGTCGGCAACTTCTTCCACGACACGGTGGGCCCCTCGCTAGGGAACGCTCTCGACATTCTGAAAAAGTACCCCGAGGTTGTGCCTCTCGTCGTTGCAGGCATCGGAGCCATCTCGGCCGCCGCAGTGATCATGGATGCTGCGTTTGATGCGAACCCGATCGGTGCTGTCGTGCTTGCCCTTGAGGGTGTGGCGGCGACGACGTTCGCTTTGACGACAAACTTCGGCGGTGTCACTGTCGCGCTTACCGGTATAGCGAACGGTGCACTTTCCTTCGCGTTGGGCATCAAGAAGTCGATAGATGGGATTTTCATCGGCATTGTCAACGGTGTCATCGATGTGATCAACACCCTTGAGGGTCCGATGAACGCGATCCTGGTCGCGTTTGGTCGCCCTTCGATCAAGTTGGGTCACATCTCGAATGCGGCCGCGCAGGCGGACCAGTTCGGTATCGACCTGCTCAGTGGTATCAGTCAGCAGTCCATTCTGTTGATGAACCCAGGCACACCCGGTACGGGTGGTTCCGTGAAGTCGGGTAAAGCGATGGCGACGGGCGGCACTGTCCCTGCGACACCTGGGGGGACTCTTGTGCGCATGTCGGAGGCCGGTCGCACGGAAACGGTCGTCGACACGGAGTCACTGAACCGGGTTGCTGACCTTGCCCTCGCAGGCGGTAGCGGTGGCCCCAGTTTCACACTAGTGAACCCTGACCCGTATGTGCTGCTGCAGATGCTGCAGCAGAAAATGGCCGGTAAGGCCCTAGGCGGTGGGCGGCTCCGATGACGTACCTGGTGACGATCGGATCTCTCGTCTTCGACGCGTCGCCCACCGCAGGCGGGTCACAGTACATCTGCTCCAACCTGGACGGCTGGTACGGCGGCCCTGCTATGCGCGGGAAGACCGATGACCAGCCCGTCTCAGATGGTGCATTCGGTTCGGTGAAGAACTACCGCTCCGCCCGTGTCATCACCTTCTCCGGCTACCTTCTCGGCACTACGACCACGACCGCATTCGAGGTCCTCTCAGACCAGTTCGCCGCACTGCAAGCGAACGGCGTCCCGATCACTATCAGTGTGCAGAACGACGCCGGCACACGGACTGTGACGGCATCCCTGGACGGGATTCCTGACGTGCAGCCCGTCGCAGCGATCACTGGCGCTTCCGTCACGGCAACGTTCATCGCCTACGACCCGATCAAGTACGGCCCACTTACCACTGGCGCTGGTGGGCTGTCGTCGCCTGGTGGGGGGCTTGGTTATCCCCTCGGAGATGGTGGCACCCCGTCTGGGAGCCTGAACTATGGTTCGGTCGGGAACCTGAACCGGGTCACGCTCACCAATGCTGGAACGGCCGACGTGTGGCCTTACATAGCTGTCACGGGGCAACTTGATGCAGGGTTCTACGTCCAGTGTCTCGAGACGGGCGACATCCTCCGCTACGACCGTGTCGTCCCTCTCGGGTCGACGATCGGCCTCGATTCCCGAACCCAGACAGTCACCGTCGATGGTGTCGCGGGCGGGTCAACATACCTGACCCAGTTCAACTGGTTTCCGGTTCCGGCGAAGTCGACTAGGACGCTGCAGTTGAACTCGATCAGCACGTTCAGCGGGACGCCTACGTTGCAGGCGACGATTGGAAATGGGTTCTGGTGAGCACGTTCCTGATCGGCAACATGCTCGATGGTCGCCGCATCCAGACGTTGAATGTGGTCACGGGGTCGTGGACTGACACTCTCAACGGTGCCGGGTCGGTCACGGTGAAGATTTCTCTCCGCGATCCCATCAACCGTGGTCTCGGGTTGCGTGATGCGGCCGCGGTGGGGAAGACGTTCCTGGCCGCGGTGGAGGGGAACATTGTTCTGCAAGCTGGTCCGATCTGGACGCACGATTATGACCGGGATGCGCAGACTCTTGACTTGACTGCGACGGGCATGTGGGGCTACTTCGACCACCGTGTAGTCCTGCCAGTGCTGGCTGGTCGGTTGCCTACCGATCCGACGACAGACACGAACTACACGACGTCGTATCAGGGCATGGTCCGCAACCTTGTCGCGCAGGCACAGGCGGCTACGAACGGTAATGTGCCGGTGATCCTGCCGGCAGAGATCACAGGCAGCTTCGTCCGTGCGTACCGTGGCTCGGATCTCGCGTTCGTTGGTGGTCGGATTGCCGAGCTCACCCAGATCCTCATGGGACCGGATGTCCGGTTCGTGCCATCGTTCACGACCGACAAGCTCGGTGTGCAGTGGACGCTGCAGATTGGGACCCCGACTCAGCCGTTGCTGTTCTCCCCCATCGACCTGGTGTTCCGTCCCACAGCGGCGCGTACGTCGATCACATCGCTGCGGACGAAACTCGATGGCACCCAGTTGGCTGCGGCCGGGTACGGGTCCGGTGGTCGATCCAACGGAACTGCGATCTCGACCGTGTCAACTGATGCGACCCTGCTGAATGCCGGATACCCGCTGCTTGAGCAGGTGGACTCCTCACACCAGACAGTCACCGACACCACCACCCTGCAGGGGTACTCGGACAACCTCGTGAAAGCGGGGAAAGTTCCGGTGGAGACGTGGTCATTCACCCACGATGTGTCGCAGGCTGCACCGTTCCTGGGCACTTTCAACCCGGGCGACTTCGCCCAAGTTCGCATCAAGCGTGACCCGTACCTTTCAGACGGCTCACACCGCATGCGGATCACACAGATCGGGTCAGATGAAGTCGGCCGCAAGGTCCCGATCTTGTGTCAACCGGAGGTCATCTGATGGCTGGCGGATACACGGTCCCTGCATCTGATCCACTGGATGCCCTGTACCAGACTCTCGCGGTCCTCACCGGGCAGATTCAGGAGTTGCAACGCCCGGACGGTGGACAGGTTGCTGGTGCGCTCGCGAAGGTGAATGCACTGATCAGCAGCCTGCCAACTCTTGTGAACGCGTACCTGGCGTCAGGGTTCACCACCGGCAGCATGACCGCCACCGGAAACGTCAGCGTCGGCGGAACGGAGACAGTCACCGGCGACACGACGATCAACGGCATTCTCCGAGTTCCGTCGATCTACTCGAACAGCATCACTACCTCATTTCGCAACGTCTGCACGACTTCAGTCGATGGGCAGTTGGGCTTCAATCTTTCGTCCCGCCAGTACAAGCAAGACATTGCAGACTTCGGCCCGGATGTAGCGATGATTCGTCTACTTCGGATCGTGTCGTTTCGATACATCGCCTCGGTCGAAGCGCACGGCGAAGCGGTCCCCCGCGAAATCGGCCTCATCGCTGAAGAGGTCGATGCCCTTGGGCTGTACTGGCTCGTCGACTACCACGTGGAAACTGGCCTGCCTGACGGGATCAAGTTCGACCGGCTCTCGGTTGCCGCACTTGCGCTCGCACAAGAACAAAACGACCGAATCTCCCGGATCGAAAAGCTGCTCGGGCTCTAGTCGCAGACAGCCACGCCATCCGCGTTGTTGGACGCCGACGACGACGCACACTTGGTGGTGTCTGGGAAGCCATTGTTGTTCATCGGAACCACGGCCCCGGCAGGAAGGCCGCCCGAGTTCGACTGGCGACTCGAGTTTCGGGATGCTTCGGCGGCAGCCTGAGCGGCGGCAGCAGCCGCCGCCTGTTGGGCCGCTAGCGCGTCTGCTGCTTCTTGAGCCTGCTGCGTCTGAATCGTCACCACGCCCGCCATGGCCGTGTTCTCGTCCTCCGCGGACACAGCAGGGGCACGGTTCACAGACCCGGTCTGCTCGGCTGGCTGGAATGTCGCGGTCGGTGTCGGTGCCGGGTTCAGTTGATATGCGATCGACGGACCGGCGATGACGGCTGAAACGGCGATCGCCAACGTTGCGGCACCGCTGATGATCCAGCCGGCGCGGTGTGCCGGCTTCTTGAGCGTGTCACTCGGGTTCGTCATCTTCATTCCTGGTCTCTGTCGGGAGTGGTCCTCACTTTAAACCTGTTTCCGCCCAGTTAAAAGGGCTCGTCTACCCCCCATTTGAGGAGCACTCGTTGACCGTGTCCATCATGCTCGAGAAGGCAGATAACGCCTCCGACGCCCAAGTCGCTGCCGAGACAGTCGTCGACTGGGTCACATCCTTCGACGACGACGCCGAAGCCCACATCGTCTACGACTACATCCTCATCGACGCCACCGACTCGGCCCCTGCCGAGTACGTCCTGGGTGCCCTGAATGGTGTCACCGTGCAGTGGTCCCACCGTGAGGCGATCCTTGCCGAAACCCCAGAAGGGGAAGAGAACGTCACCGCGACGATCGCAGCTGAAGCGGTCCACGTGCGACCTGGGCAGACACTCACTCGCACGGCCGATGGTTTCGAGGTGTCCGAATGACCGCCACGCACGGTGTTGGGACATACGGCAATGGTGTCGGCACCGTCACGACCCTCGACCACAAAATGGCGAACCTTGGCCTGTTCCTGAAGACGGCGGCGAACACGATCCGTCCAGGCTTGCTGTGGGATGGCACCTCAACAGTCATCTCGGGCACAGCCACGATGTCGTACTCTGTGCGCGCGTTCGCGGCCGTCCTGTCCCGCGGGGCGACCTCGGGTGCGGTTTATCTCACCAACGATGGTGTTCTGTCGGTAGCGACGACCGCGGCCCCTGGGTCGAACTCTCGTATCGATGTCGTCTACGTGTGGCAGCGTGAGTTCTCGATCGATGGCACTGACTCGAACCCGGTCATCGGCGTTGTGCAGGGAACCGCTGCAGCCTCGCCGACTGTTCCGTCGCTGGCGGCGTTCCCTGGCGCTATTGCTCTGGCGCAGATCATCGTCCCTGCTGGTGTCACGGCGACAAACTCGGGCACGACGATCACGCAGGTGAACCCGTTCACATCTGTCGATGGTGGCAATGTTGTGACTCGCACTTCCGCTGACTTTGCCGGCTACACTCCGGTCGCCGTGGATGCTCGTGTCTGGAACATCGCCGATCAGACGACGTACCGATGGGATGGTGCGAACTGGAAGCCATGGGAGGCGAGCAAGGTTTCCTTCACACCGACCCTGACCAACGTAACCCTTGGGACGGGTGGGACGAATACGGCCACCTACACGATCGCGGCTGGTCAGTACTTCGTGAACGGGCGCATCCTCCTCGGTACGGGTGGGGCATTCACTGGGAGTGTGCAGATTTCCCCTCCGGTGAACCAGCTTGTCCAGGTGACCCCGAACGAGACACTTCTTGCGCTTGGGAAGGCTGTCGACACGGGCGTGCAGGCTTACCCGATCATCCTCGAGATCGTCTCTGCCACCGCGATAGCCGTTCAGGTACTCGGTGCCGCTGGTACCTATGTCGCCCCGACGCCGGTCAATGCGACGGTCCCGTTCACTGCTGGTGCCGGTGACGAGATCAACTACAAGTACACGTTCCTCCCGGCCTGATGACTTTCACGCTGGTTCAGCGGGGTTCCTGGCCTGGATGGCAGGCCGCTGACATTTACCTCGAGGCGGATGCTGCTGCTGCGTTCCTGACGGCGAATGCCGCGTACGTGCGGGAGACCGGGCGGGTGCCGGCGCAGGTGTTCGAGCCGGTCGGTGGTCTGCGGACTGTCGCGCAGGTGAAGGCGATGCAGGTTGCGTTTGATACCCGCAACTTTGCGCAGATGGCCTTGTACAACATGTCGACCACGAGCCGTGCGCGCCCGTCGCTGAGCTCCCCCCACCTGTCGGGTGAGTGTGTCGACGTCGCGGCCGCCGATTTTCAGTGGTGGATCGACAACGCGGGACGGTTCGGTCTCCGCCGCACCCTCGTCGACGCTGATGATCCTCGCCATTTTCAGTACTTCCCCGGCACCGCGACCGCGGCGCTGAATGTCACATCGCTTGATGGTGACGCGGTTACCCCAGCAGTTAGGACGACACCTCCGATGACGAACACACGCCTCATCGCCGACACGACTACGACGCCGCCGACGTTCTACTGGTTGGATATCGGCCCCCATCAGACGTTGCGGCCGTCGCAGATGACGCAGGCGCAGGCGAACATCGCAGCGCAGAACATCGGCACGCTCACCAACGTGGTGACGTCTCCGGCTGATGTGCAGGCGCTCCTGCCGGTGCTTGCGGCGTTGACCCCGAACGCGACCCAGATCGCGCCCGCGTCCCCCGAAAGCCACGCCGACATCCTCGCCGCGATCGCGGATCTGAAGAATCAGGAAGCTACCTATCAGGCGGCTCTGCTGTCGAAGCTGGACGGTGTTGACGAGGCCACCCTCGCCACCTTCGGCCTGAAGCGCATCTGAAGTGGAGGTGTGGCTCGGCGTCGCAGCATGGATCGCCGGCATCGCCGCCGCGCTGCTCGGACTTTTCGGTCTCGCCCGGAAGCTGTGGCAGTTGAACAGCGCAGTCGTGAGCACAGTCAATCTCATCGGTGGGCTCCCGGCCCGTCTCGACAAGATCGACGAGACCCTCGCCGCTCAGGACGAAAAGATCGAGGAAATCCACCACCAGACCCACGAGAACGACGGCGGGTCGCTCAAGGACGCCAATAAGCGCGTCGAAACGAAACTTGGCGACGTCGCCAAAACGCAGAAGTCCATGATCGCCACACAGGCGCGGATGGAGCGTGGCATCAAGGGTCTCTACGACCGCGTCGACGTTACCGACGAGCGAGCCCGCGAACTCCGCAAAGACCTCGAAGACACCCGACCAGTTAAGCCGCGCGCACGCGCACAAAAACCCACGACGAAGAAGGAGACACCATGACCAACACCACTCTGCCCTCCACCGCCGGCCTGATTTCGGACCCGGCCGCACGCAAGATCATCGGCAACATCTTCGCCTGGGGCACACTCATCCTCACGGCGACCGCTCTCGTGAACGGGTTCGCACCGCTTCCCGTCGTCGGCCCGGAACTGCCCGTCGCGTTCGGCATCTGGGGCGGCCTCTTCGGCCTGTTCCAACTCACGTCCACGAGCCCGAACGTGCCGACACCAGCCGCTCTGGCTAAGGCAACCGCCACCGCCCCCGCGACAGGTCAGACGACCGGACTCACCGGGACGATCAACTCGGGCGACTGATGCTCGCCGCCTGGCTGATCACCATCGCCTTCGGACTCGGTATCGGCCTCATCATCGCCGCTGCACACCACAACCCACACCCCCAGAAGGAAACGAC